AACTAAAAAAACTTTCAAAAAAATAATAAAATAATTCACTCCAGATTTTTTTATTTGGAATATTTTTATTATATTTATATTAAATAACAATTAACTAATTAACTAATTAACTAATAGCAATTAAAATATGAGTAAATTAACGCTTTGTGTCCTGCTTTTCTTGTTTGGACAAACCTTAATATGGTTTCAAACTAACGGACAATTTCTTTGGAAATGGTTCGAAAAACATCCACTAATTTTATCGATAACAATGGGTACAACGATATCTTATGCTTTTATCATGGCAACAAAATATGCTTATGAACATTTTGACGGTTTATTATGGCCAGGAAGATTCTTAGGTTTTGCTCTAGGTATAAGTTCGTACGCAATTTTAACTTGGATATTTATGGGAGAAGGAATATCATTAAAAACTTTTACTTCATTAATACTTGCAACAGGTATAATATGTGTACAATTATTTTGGAAATAATGTTAATAACTTTTCACTCAGAATTTTTTTATGTTAAATAAAATTATTATATTACCTTATATAAAATTAAAACTATGGCAAAACAACTAGGATATGCATGTATAAATATGAATCTTTCAAAAGAAGGTATCTCATGCAACAGAAGTATGATACGAAGAACATTTGACGCTAAAGGCGTAGAATATGCTTCAGAATTAATAATTACAAACATTACAAACTTATTAAAGCTTGTACAGTGGAATAATGAAAACAATATAAAAGTATATCGCATGTCCAGTGATATGATGCCTTGGATGTCAGAATATGAATTGTCAGATCTACCAGATTACCAAGAAATATGTGCACTATTAAAAGCTGTTGGCAAAACTGCAATGGATAATGGACAAAGACTGTCGTTCCATCCAGGCCAATTTTGCGTACTAGCTTCACCAAACGAAAAAGTAGTGCTAAATGCTATAAATGAACTTAACAAGTCTGCACAAATTATGGATCTTATGGGTCTACCAAAGTCTCGTATGGCAAAAATTAATATTCATGTCGGCGGTGCATATGGCGATAAACCTTCTGCACTAGATAGATTTTGTAAAAACTTCTTAAGATTACAACCATCTGCTCAAGCTCGTCTTACAGTTGAAAATGATGACAAAAAGAATATGTATTCTGTACAAGACCTATATGAAGGTGTATACAAAGTAGTAGGTATACCAATTGTATTTGATTACTTTCACCACAAGTTTTGTACAGGCGATATGACTGAAGAACAAGCACTTAAACTTGCAGCAAAAACCTGGCCAAAAGGTGTAAAGCAATGTACTCACTATTCAGAATCTAAAAGAAAAGAACAGAAACTTGTAATTGAACAGATTTGTAAAAACAGCAACATAACACTAGAACAAATGCAAGATTTTCCAACGCTATCTGGAATGTACAAAGAATTTAGCAAAATAAAAGAACAAGCTCACTCAGACTACATTGTAGACGAAATCAAAGACTACGGTCTAGACATTGATGTAGTTGTCGAAGCAAAAGCAAAAGAATTAGCGGTACAAGGATACCACAAAAAATATAAAAATATTTTAACTGAAGTTTTTTAGTATGGAATATTTTTATTATATTAACTAAATAATAATTAAAACAGGAGAAAAAAATGGCTATTGATTTAGAAGCAATCCGACGTAAGTTAAATAACTTACAATCATCAACAAAAAGAACAGAAAACCTTTGGAAACCTAAACCAGGTTCAAATCAGGTTAGAATAGTACCTTATCAGCATGATAAAGATAATCCATTCTTGGAATTATTTTTTCACTATGACTTAGGTAAGAAAAATTACTTATCACCGGTAACATATGGAGAATCAGACCCGGTTGTAGAATTTGCAGACAAGTTAAAATCTACTGGAAACAGTGACGATTGGAAACTTTCTAAAAAACTAGAACCTAAAATGAGAGTTTATGTACCAGTTATCGTTAGAGGCGAAGAGTCAGACGGCGTTAAATTTTGGGGATTTGGTAAAACAGTTTACCAAGAACTATTAGGATTTATTGCAGATCCAGACTATGGTGATATTACAGACTTAACTGCAGGTAGAGATATTGTAGTTGAATTCACCCCATCAGAAGGTGCAGGATCTTATCCAAAAACTGCAATTCGTGTAAAACCAAATCAAACAGCAGCGACTGAAGATAAAAATTTAGCAGATAAAATTGTTACAGGACAAACTGAAATATTTTCTATTTTCAAAAAACAAAGTTATGATAACTTAAAATCTGCACTAGAATCTTGGTTAAACCCAGAAGAAAATGAGTTAGAAGGACAAAGCGATTTACCTTGGGAAACTAAAGCGCAAACAACTTCAAATAATACAGCAACAGTAACTACATCAGAAAAAAAGGCAGATAAAGCTACAAAAACTGATGATATTTCTGCAGCATTTGACGATTTGTTTAATTAAAATATGGCTAGTAAACGAGAAGACAGAGATAATTTAGCAGGAATCGTTGCAGATTCTCTAAATAAAAAATTTAAGGACTATAAAGTTGCTTATTTTTTAGATGGAGCAGAAGATACTCCAACAGATTTAACCGAATGGATAAGTACAGGATCTTCTATGTTAGACATGGCCATATCTAATCGCCCTAACGGCGGTATACCAGTTGGTAGAATTACCGAAATAACTGGTTTAGAAGCCTCAGGTAAGTCTTTAGTAGCAGCTCAAATTTTAGCAAATACTCAGAAAAAAGATGGATTAGCTGTATATATTGATACAGAAAATGCAATGAATGAAGAGTTTTTAAGAACTATTGGTATAGACGTTTCTAAAATGTTATATATTCAATTGGAAACAGTTGAAGATATTTTTGAAGTAATAGACAATATAATAACTAAAGTTAGAGAAAGCGACAAAGATAGACTTGTTAGCATAGTTGTTGATTCTGTAGCAGCTGCCACAACTAGAGTAGAGCAATCAGCTGATTATGATAAAGATGGTTGGTCAACTGGTAAAGCTATTATTCTTTCAAAAGCAATGCGTAAAATAACGCAAATGATTGGAAGACAAAGAATAGCTTTAATGTTTACAAATCAACTTAGACAGAAAATGGGAGTTATGTTTGGTGACCCTTGGACAACAAGTGGTGGGAAAGCAATAGCATTCCACGCTAGTTGTAGATTAAGACTAAAGGCTGCAGGCCAGATAAAGGCAAAAGTTAATGGTCAAGATCAAACAGTTGGTATTAAAACAAAATGCCAAGTTGTTAAAAATAGAATGGGCCCGCCATTGCGAACAGCAGAATTTGATATTTACTTTGATAGCGGAATAGATGAGTTTGGTGGATGGCTAAGAGTTTTGAAAGACTATAAATTAGTTTCTCAAAGTGGCGCATGGTATACATACACAACAGACGACGGAGAGGTTATTAAGTTTCAATCAAAAGATTGGAATGAAAAACTTGAAAAAGACGATCATCTAAGACAAGAAGTATATGATAAAATTTGTAGTACTCTTATTATGGAATATAAGGTAGACAATTTTGGAATAGATGACTTAGAGCATACAGATGAAGCACCTCCAATAGGTTAAATTTTATTAGTAAGTAGTCGTGGTAGATTTAAAACTGCTACGATTACTTATTTGTTCTACGAAAAAAGGCCACCTTCTCGTGGTGTAGAATGTTAAGAGTTAAAAGTCCTCACTATGATAACGACTATTTTAACCAACCAAGAGCCTTTTATTTTTGTTAATAACTTTTCACCTAAAATTTTTTTATTTCAATTAATTTTCTTATATTACCTATATGAATAAAAACTACACAGAATTATTAAATAGTCTAAAAAACGACGAAATGCCCAAAGGAGCAGACGACAGAATTTTAATTATTGACGGCCTAAATACTTTTATCAGAAGTTTTGTTGTTGTACCAACAGTAAACGATAATGGAATACATGTTGGTGGAATTACTGGTTTTCTAATGTCTATAGGATACGCCATTAGAAATATTAAACCAACGAGAGTTATTATATGTTTTGATGGTAAAGGTGGAAGCCAAAAGCGCAGAAAGCTTTTTCCAAACTACAAATCTAGTAGAAGAGTAAAACATAGGATGACTAGAATAAACGAATTTAATAGCGTTGATGACGAGAGAATTGCAATGGCTCAACAACTTCAACGTCTATCTGAATATTTAGAAACTTTACCTGTGACAGTATTATCTCCAGAAAATATAGAAGCTGATGATGCAATGGCTTATATTTCTCAACAAGTATATCCTAAAAGCCAATGTATTATTATGTCGACTGATAGAGATTTTTTACAACTAGTTGACGATAGAGTACAAGTTTGGTCTCCAACAAAAAAGAAGTTTTATTTTAAAGAAACAATAAAAGAAGAATTTAACATATATTCTAAAAACTTTCTAATGTATAGAGTACTAACTGGAGACAGTTCAGACGATATACCTGGAATAAGAGGAGCTGGATCTAAAACATTAATGAAACGACTTCCAATACTATTTGATGAAAAGAAAATACAATTAAATGATATATTTAAGTATATAGAAAAATCTAATGATGGAACAAAACTATCTGCAGATATTTTAAAAAGTAAAGATATGTTAGAATTAAACCATCAATTAATGCAATTAGATGAGGTAGATATTCCAGGTAGAACAAAACAATCTATACTAGAAATTGTACAAAAACCAATATCAAAGTTGACGCAAATAAAATTTTTATCTATGACTTTAGATGATACACTTAACTTAAATATAAAAAACCCTCAGTTGTGGCTTAAAGATACGTTTGGCAAGCTTGATGTATTTGCTAGAAGAAAAGATAATGAAAGTAAGTAAATTAAGCGATTTTGGATATTCATTCCAAATAAAACTAATATCAGCCCTGTTTAAAGATAAATTATTTTTACAACAGATAATAGATATATTAGATGGAAGCTACTTTGATTCAGAAGCAAACATCGTTATACTAGATATAATTAAAGACTATTTTAAAGAATATAAAACTACGCCTACTTTAGAAGCAATGAAAATTAAACTTGTAGAGATGGAAAATGACCTTCTCGCAAAAAGTATTGCTGACAATATAAAAGCCGCATTTTCAAATCTAGAAGCTGATGATCTAGATTATGTAAAACACAAGGCACTAGAATTTTGTAAAAATCAAGAAATAAAAAAAGCCATTGTTGAATCTGTTGAATTATTAAACAGTGGAAATTATGACGAAATAAAGGCTAAAGTTGATAATGCAATGAAGGCTGGTGTAGAAAAAGATATGGGACATGAATATGCAGAACACGTTGATGAACGATATCTAGAAAGTGTAAGAAATACGGTTACAACTGGCTGGGATGCAATAGATGATATTGCCGATGGAGGTTTAGGTAAAGGAGAATTAGGGGTAATGGTTGCTCCTGCAGGTATTGGTAAATCTTGGGCCTTAGTAAATGTTGGCGCAAATGCAGTAAAGGCTGGATTAAATGTTATACACTATACACTTGAACTTAATGCAGCCTACGTAGGGTTAAGATATGATTCAGTATTTACAGGAATACAAGCCCAAGAATTAAAGTATAATATTGACGACGTTAAGAAAAAGGTTGAAACTTTAAAGGGTGATCTAATTGTAAAATATTATCCAACCAAAGCAGCAACAGTAAATACATTATCAGCTCACATTCAAAGATGCACTGCACTAGGTAAAAAACCTGATTTAATTATAGTAGATTATGCTGATCTTTTAAGAGGACACGGTAGAGAAGTACGATTAGAACTAGGTAATATCTATGAAGATCTAAGAGGATTAGCAGGTGAATATGAAATACCAGTTTGGACAGCTTCTCAAGCAAACAGGTCTGCTTTAGAAGATGATATTATTGGAGCTGAAAAAATAGCAGAGTCATATAGTAAAATAATGACTGCAGATTTTGTTTTATCTTTGAGTAGGAAAATAGAAGATAAGCTTGCAAATACTGGAAGATGGCATGTTATTAAAAATAGATTTGGTCCAGATGGCATAACCTTTCCAAGTAAAATGAATGCAAGTAATGGTCAAATAGATATACATGTAGACACATCTATACAAGGAAAAGAAACAACAAAAGAAATGGATAATCACAACGAGTATCTAAGAAAAATGATGAAAAAGAAGTTCGACGAAATGAATTGATATATGTATATATCTATATTTATTAGTACAACTGGTCTAGTAACCAGTTATTTTTTTCAATAATGGTTTAGTAGGAGAGACAAATGGAAGTATCAAATGAAATATTATCAAATATAACTGTGTACATGAAGTATGCAAAATTTAATGAAGAAAAAGGTAGAAGAGAAACTTGGAAAGAGTTGGTGACAAGAAATAAAAAAATGCATCAAAAAACTTTTCCAGATTTAAGCGAAGAAATTGAAGAAAAATACAAATTAGTATATGATAAAAAAATACTTCCATCAATGCGTAGCCTACAGTTTGGTGGTAAGCCAATTGAAATATCTCCTAATAGAATATATAACTGTGCATATTTACCTATAGATTCTATTGATGCTTTTAGTGAAACAATGTTTTTACTTTTAGGTGGAACAGGCGTAGGATACTCTGTGCAAAGACACCATGTCGAAAAGCTTCCAGCAATACAAAAACCTTGGCCAAAAAGAAAGAGAAGATTTTTAATTGGAGATTCTATTGAAGGATGGGCAGATGCAATTAAAGTTCTTATGAAATCATACATGAATGGAGGTGGTAGTAGAGTTGAATTTGACTTTTCAGATATTAGACCTAAAGGTGCAATGCTTGTAACTTCTGGTGGTAAAGCTCCAGGTCCTCAACCTCTTAAAGAATGTATCTTAAAAGTAAAAGGTATATTAGAATCAAAAGAAACAGGAGAAAAATTAACTACTTTAGAGGCCCACGATATTATATGTCATATTGCAGACGCAGTTCTTGCCGGTGGTATTAGGCGTGCAGCATTAATTAGTTTATTTAATGCTGATGATGACCAAATGATTAGTTGTAAAAGTGGTAATTGGTGGGAATTAAATCCCCAAAGAGGTAGGGCAAATAATTCTGCAGTTCTTATGAGACACAAAATTACTCAAGAATTTTTTATGGACCTATGGAAAAGAGTAGAGCTTTCAGGTGCTGGTGAACCAGGCATTTATCTAAATAATGATAAAGATTGGGGTACTAATCCTTGTTGTGAAATTGCATTAAGACCTCACCAATTTTGTAATCTTTGTGAAGTAAACGTTTCAAATATAGAATCCCAAGACGACCTAAATGAAAGAGTAAAGGCAGCCGCATTTATTGGAACATTACAGGCAGGATATACAGACTTCCATTATTTAAGACCAATTTGGCAAGAAACAACAGAAAAAGATGCTCTTATTGGGGTTTCAATGACTGGAATTGGTAGTGGAACCGTTCTAGGATATGATATGAAAAAAGCAGCTAGTGTTGTTAAACGAGAAAACACAAGAGTTGCCAAGCTAATAGGAATAAATCCATCAGCAAGAACAACAACTGTAAAACCTGCAGGAACAACAAGTTTAGTTTTAGGAACTTCATCTGGTATTCATGCATGGCATAATGATTATTATATTAGAAGAATAAGAGTAGGTAAAAATGAATCAATATATAATTATCTAGTTGATAATCATCCAGAATTAGTAGAAGACGAGTACTTTAGACCACATGACACGGCAGTTATATCAGTACCTCAAAAAGCTCCACAAGGTTCAATACTTAGAACAGAATCTCCTTTTCAGCTATTAGAAAGGGTTAAAAAAGTTGCCCAAGAATGGGTTAAACCTGGACATAGAACAGGATCAAATAGTCATAATGTATCTGCAACAATTAGTCTTAAAGAAGAAGATTGGGAATTAGCAGGAGAATGGATGTGGAAAAACAGAAATCATTATAATGGATTATCAGTATTACCATACAATGGCGGTACTTATACTCAAGCCCCATTTGAAGATATAACAAAAGAAAAATACGAAGAATTAGTAAATTCTTTAAAGGACATCGACCTTTCTAACATAGCAGAAGTGGAAGATAATACTAATCTTTCTGGTGAGCTGGCTTGCGCAGGAGGAAGTTGTGAAATTACGTAAAGATTGGATACAAGACCTATATTATAGGGAGTTTCAGAAGCCAAAACTTCTTCCGCAAGATTTTTATTGGGAAGATGGAAAAATGGTGTTGACTGAACAATACCATTTAAAACGTGGATCATGTTGTGATTCAGGGTGTAGACACTGTCCTTATGGAAAACATAATAGAATTAAACAAGAAGCTACGTCAATTAAAACAGGAAATAGCTAATTATCAAGATAAATGTAAGCATGAATTTCAAAGCATAAGGAGCTTAGAAAACAATGATATTAGAGTTATGTGTGATAAGTGTGATTTAGCACTAAGATGGCCATCTAAAAATGAATTAAAAGATTGGCTTAAACGTTAATTTGTTTTATTTCTATATTTATATATATGTGTATATCTGACAACAGTTGTAGTATAAGTACTGAATTTGGAAATCTAAATTCTCAGCAACTCTCATGTAGTTATTTTCCATTATCTTTAGGAAATTATCCATGGAACTTCACCCCATTAGAAACAAACATGTCAACCCCAGGTGTAGTAAATGCTGATTCTATAGTCTTAGATCCATACATTCCTAGTTTAGAAATTGGAATGGTTGGATTTTCAACTGGAGCCTCTCCTTCTGAGTTTGTAATAACGTCACTAAACGAACCAGACGCAGAAATAGATGTTGCCCCATTGATAACCATTGGTCCAGGAGTACCAATATCTTTTACAAAAACCCAAGGTAGGGTTTCGTGTAGTATATTTAAACTATCTGAATCTGTTCAAACAAAAGATAGAGAAAATGCCTGTGTAGATTTTTTACAATTTTTTGTATCTAGTGGTAGTAACGCCCCTCATCAACAACCGACAACCCATATATTTACAGACGATGGATTTGACTTTTCGGTAACCCCACAGCAAGAACTATTAGTTTGGCAAGGAGGTTGGACAACGCAAAATACCTTTATTGAAGCAGACCAATTATCAATTGGTACACCATTAGTATCTTGGGCAAATGATATATATCAATATGTTCAAATTACATCTATGAGTTATGACGCAAATAACTCTGTTGGAGTAAATTGGATGACGACTGGAACAAATAGTTACCAACTAGAAAACGGAATAGTTGTTAGAGGATTCATAGATGACTATTGTTCTTGTTCTCCAAGCGCCAGCATAAATGACGTTCCTTGCGACAGCACAGCATCATACTGTGTTAGTGAATCACTAGAACTTAGATTTTCAGGATCAGAGTCTGGAGGAAGTGACGATGGCCAAGGTGGTGGAACATTTAAAAACTGGAGTGTTGTTGTAAATGAAGGAAACGTAGTTGCAGATTCAACACTTGCAAATAACAATCAGGAATTAACCATGTCTATTAGTCACCTTTCACAGTCTGCAAACTTAACTATTTGCTATACTGAAAGTAGACACCTTGGACCGATAAGTTCTACACCATATGAATTTGACCAAGGCCAATTTTATGTTGGTAGTTTAACTTCTCAATCTGTAGAAGTATCTGGTGGATATATTGCAAGTGCATCATCTCTACCTGAAGTTGGCATATTACTAGACGCAGTGTTGGGAACTGGAGCAATTGAACAGACTTATACCCCATTTGTAGCAACGCATCAGGAATCAGATCCTAGTAGTGTTACGTATACACATTTTCACTATTTTATATATTGCACTGGCTCCCATGCAAACTTGCCCGGAGTAAACGAAGGATTTACTTCTCAATCATATTATCTCTATGGAGTTAACACGCACATTCACCTTTTTGCATCTGATTCAGCAGATGATGGCCAATTGCATCAAGAACATCCATCATATTCTAACGCTGGATATAGTTTAGCTTGGAAAATAAATTCTTTATGGACAGCCTCAGCAGACATAACAGATCCTAATCCATTTGTGACGCCAGCTAATGGTGGTGCCAATAGGTTTGGTTATAATTTTGGAACGTTTGGACATTCAACAACTTGGAGAAATAATAATGCGTTTAGTGGAATGCATTCCTGGCCAAGCGCTTCATATGCATACAGACCAACAAATATTACTCCAGCAAATGGAGTAGAACCTATAAGCATTGCAAACGATTTTGACAGTACATATTATGGAGATACAATATTTTTAATATCGCCTCAGACTGGCAGTAGATGTGCATCCCACAATGACCCATCCCACAGAAACTTAACTTGGGCCTCAACTGGATCTTTCTTTTATACCGGTTCCTATCCTCACTTAACTTGGGGAGGTGCAGTATGTTCTGATACAGATTATGGAATAGTGGCTAGTGACGATTGTTGTTTTAATTTAAGATTAAATAGAAAGCCATTTGCAGATTTTGGAGATACAATATGTCAAAAAAATGCAGGGTCAGCTATAAATTTAACCGAAGAATTACCGATATTAAACGCAGATACAATAATATATACTTTAGCTTCTGGAGCAATTGGAACGTTTTTGTTTGAAGATACTAGGAGTCTTCTTATATTAGATCCTTCAACTTTTTCAAAGGGAAAGGTAACTGTATGCTACACGGCATCGTCTAATAATCCAGATTGTACCAATGATGCAGATGAAACATATGAGACAGGAGCAACTTCAACTCCAGATTGTTGCCCAGCAATAAGTGGTTGTGCAACAATTTTTTTACATCCTGGATTTTCTGCTGGAAAAGACGCAATTTCTTGCTATCCAACAATGTCTATGACAGGAATTCAGCCGACTTTTACTTTTACAGATACGGTTGTAAGTCAACCAACATGGTCTCTTAAAGGGGCTATATTACAATTTGATAATTATGAATTAAACCCAATTGTAGCCCAATCAGACGCCGATGAGATATGGCAAGATTTATCAGGTGCCATAGCAGGAGTACAACCATTTGCAAATACATCGGCAAATTCAAATGCTACAAACTCATATTCAACAGAAATACATATGAATCCAGAAGCCGATGAAGACCTTAATTTTGGATGGTTTACAATGAGTTTAAACGTTTCAAATGGTCCATGTAATTTTTCTGATACTGCTATTTATTATGTTGCAAGAACTTTTCCACATGCATATAATCCCCATGTAGGACAATTTCGAACAGATTGCCATAATCCAGAAGAGGGAAATATTATTAATGGACCACTTGACCCAGAAACAGGGTTTATACAGCTGCAGGCAACTGGTTCTCCTGGTTTATGGAGTTACGTAGATCCAAACCCTCCAATTGGCGCACACCCTAATATAGTAGACTTTAATAATCCTACAACTGGAATAAGACTAGGAATCTGCGAAGGTCCAGCAACAGTTCGTTGGACACAAAATAGTTCAAGCACGGTTAAAATAGGCAATGAAGATTATGCAATACAATGTGAAGCTTCTCAAGATGTAACTGTAGAAAAAATATCTGCAACAAATAGAATTAATTTAAAGGGACATAGATTACTTTATTCTCCAAGCGATCCAACAGCTTTTAAAGCATTTACCAGCTCTGTTAGTTATTCAAGAGGAGACGTTGGAGACCATAATGATGCAATAACTGTTGGAGGCCCACTAACTATCCATGGAACAAATTTTGGAGCATCTACAACAGATACAGTAAAGTGTATGCATATATTTAATTCACTAAACCTCGTACACTCGGCTTCCATTCATTATTCAGTAGATAACCAAATGTCACAAGAAGAATTGGTTATTAACCTCTCCCCTCCATTTTTACCTGACGCTCCTGATGGAACTAGAATGTTTCAATGGAGAGATGGAGTTGGTGCAAGTATAAATAATGTAGCATTGGCAAGTAGCGAATCTAATCAAGGGTTAATGTCTCAATCTAGACTATTTATTCCTGGTACTATTGGTGGCCACAACCCATCTTTTCCAATAAACACTAGTTCATTTTTCTATTTTTCAGCATCAACAAGCCATAGCTATGCTAGTGACGGCTATTCTCCAGACATATTTTATCAAATGCACATATCTGGAGCTGCAGATGACTGCAATTGTAGAAACTTTGGATCACAGGCAAGATTATATTTTCACAATGATATAGAAAAATTAGAATTTGCAACAATTCCTGGAGTTAACAATTCAATTACAGCTAATTCTGGTGTTGGTGCATTGTCATCAGTAGTAGCTACTGGAGTAACCCAACTAGAACTAGAACCAAGCTTAGGAATAAATGTACCAACGTACAAAAATGTTGAAGCAATAGGATTCTTTTCAGAATCAGTAAACAGACTTTCAAGTTTTCCAGGATTTGTAACCATGTCTTCGGTTATAACAACAACTAATAACCCGCCAGCACCTTTTTTAACTGCATCTTGGAAATTTGGTGCAACTATACCTATTAATCCTGCTAGATCAAGGGCGATCCAAAATATGATTTACAACCCAACTTGGAAATCGTATAATCCATTAGGAGATAGTGGACCATCAGGTGGGGGTACTTTTCCAAATAACTTAGACCACTCCAATATAAACTCACTCCGACCTGAACCAGGAACAGGCTTATCAAACGCAGGTATAGGCTTAAGCTTTGAATGGAATGCTGTAGAACTTTTTCACTATAGAAACGGATCAACTGCTAATTTTACTGACGCACCAGTAATAACTGGTTCATTTGCAGATACAAGAACTTCACAATCATTTTTTGAAAATCCAACATATTTTCCAGCAAATAGACTAAACGCAAACCAAGTTGCAGGATATGACAATATATTTGCAAGTAATCAAACCTATGGACCACATGTAATAAATTACGCAAATGCAGCAAATGCTAATCAAAATTCTGTTACAACTTCTTCGGTAATGTTTGAAGTTACCGGTACAATTAAAAATTGTAACGGTGATGCCATAAAAACTTATTATGCTTCTCAATCTGTAATGTTTTATAGAGGATAAAATATGAAATATGTTTTAGGATATAATACTGTTTCTTATTTTACGGCCTATGTTTTAGATATACCATTAATTAAACATAAAACTTTAGAAGAATTAGATAGAAATCATGGAGCAGACTTTATACCGTCTAATCTTTTACAATTTACTTCTAATATATTTAAAGACTGTAAAATAGAAGAATATGAAAGATTTTATAATGATAGAGGCAGATTTACTTCAAAACAACCTAAAAATTTCCATAACCTGTATTCATTATATACCAGGGGAAAAACAAATGTAGAAAAAAGTTATCTAAACCAGCTGGAAAAGTATCAAAAATACGTTTCAATTAATGGATTAAATGCTGAAGATAGCTTTAATACACTACTTGAAAAAATTAAAGAAAGTGTAAATAAAACTATTATAGATAATCAACTAACAGGTATAGATATTCAAGAGAAAGAACTTATTGGTCAACCAGATATAAAATTTACAAATCTCATATCTACTATAAACTTAGTTGATTTGTCAGAACTAGATAAATCTGGAACAATTAGAAAATCTATAGTTAAAAACTATAATTTAGAAGGTTTTAATTTGCCTCACAATGACAAATTTATTTATTGCTGTAAACTGGAGTCAACAGAAGATAAAACTCTAGCTGGAATATATAAACAGGTACTAGCAACCGGACAACCATATTATAGAAAAACATATAACAAAGATTCTATATTGTATGAATGTATGAGAAATATCTATAATAAGCAAATAGAAGGAAATACAATACTTAAATATTCAGAAACAACTCAAATTTCAGATAACCTAAATATAGGTAGATCACTTGGCATTGATTTAATTGGAAAGTTTTCTCAATGGAAAGAAAATACAACATTAGAAACAATTTACAATCAATGTATGGAGCTAAATGAATTTTATGATATTGGTGAAAATAATCATAAAAAAGTTTTTTAGTATCAAATATTTTTGTTATATTAGTAATATAAAAAAATAAAAGGGTTATATGAACAAATTTGACAGCTTACACGAGCTATTTTTATCAGAGCTTCAAGCTTTAACTGGTTTTGGAAATCACGTTAATAGCAACGGAAGTAAACAAACAGAATTACTTTTCAGATCTTTTGAATTAACAGATCCTACAAAATTAGGAATACGTTTTCCATCTAGAAAATTTAATACAAACTATGCTGTAATGGAATTTTTATGGTATTTATCTAGAAATAAAAGAGTAGATAATATTGGCAAGTGCGCAAGTATTTGGCTTAGAATACAAGATGGACAAAATGAAGTAGAATCTAACTATGGTAGCTTTATTCTCGGTCAACAATGGGACTGGATCAAGAAAGAGTTAGAAAAAGATAAAGACTCTAGGCGATGTACAATTGTAATAGGTCAACCTTATCATAAAACAAAAAACTGGCACGATATTCCATGTACGCAATACCTTCAAGTATTTATTCGAGATAATAAATTGCACTTAGGTGTTAACATGCGAAGTAATGATATTATATTTGGTATGTGTAACGACATATTTAATTTTGCACTATTTCAACAGTTAATGTTAAATGAACTAAGAGAAATATATCCAGACCTAGAACTAGGTTCTTATTATCATCAAGCAGGTAGTTTACATTTATATGATATGCACTATAATATGAGAGATAATATACTTATGGATGCATCTAAAAAAGTCCGCAATGAATTGGTAGATATAAAAAATTGCAAATGGATATTAAAACCTGAAATAACTATAGATTATATAGACAAAGAAAAAATATTTTTACCACAAAAAAGCATGGAAAAATTAGAATTGGTAGATTTTACAAACAAACAAATAAAAAAATTATTTATATGAAAAAGAAAGAATCAATACTTAAAAGGGCTGACGAAATAATTCATAACCGATCAGAAGAAAAAGAAAGAAAATACGGACCATTTAGTGAAGGCATGGAAAGAGCTGCAAAAATTGCCAGTGGTATGACTGGTAAAGACTTTGAGGCTGAAGATATGTATGCTGCGCTGGTAGCTTTAAAACTATCTAGGCATTCTTATAACTATAGAGAAGATAACTTATTAGACTGCGTAGCTTATTTAGGCGGTTTAGACAACTATATTAAGGAGAAAAAGAAATGAAAATAACAAAAATTAAAGATGTAAAGACTCCAACAAGAGCAAACACAACCGATGCTGGTGTAGATTTTTTTATACCAAATGATTATACTGGTAAAACTGACTTACCACCTGGAGAATCATGTTTTATTCCAAGTGGGATAAAAGTAAACGTACCTGAAGGATATGCTTTAATAGCATTTAATAAATCTGGAGTTGCTACTAAAAAAGGATTACATGTAGGAGCCTGTGTAGTTGATTGTGGTTATCAAGGAGAACTGCATATAAACTTAACAAACGTAAGCGCAGAATACCAAACAATTGCAGCAGGAGATAAAATAGTTCAGTTTGTACTATTACCACTAGGTGATCCAACCATAGAATTAGTAGAAGAAAATAATTTATATGAATCAGTATCCACAAGAGGAGAAGGAGGATTTGGTTCATCAGGAACAAAGTAAAATATGATAACATTAGTAGATAAAATTAAAGATAAAGGTATTAAAATAGGTATTGACGGACTTTCTGGTGCAATATCAAAAAGAATATCAAACCATAACGGGGCATGGGCTCACAAGGTAATGAACCAATGTATAAATGCAGGATATACTGACGTAACAATTTTAGATAAATCAGAAAAACTAAATAGTTACGACGTAATTATACTCTATATGGGTATAAGTTATGAAGGAACACTTAATCTTTTTGGAGGCCTAGGCGATGACTTTTGTAAAAAACTTATTCAACTAGAAAGCTTTCCAGGAAAACTATTATCCTTACAACATGAAATGCCAGATTTGGTAGATATGGTTTCAAAAAGACTTAAAAATAGTTCAACATCTCCTTTAGCCCATATAATAGATTTAGAAGAATTACAAAAAGCAGTTAACAAAACAGAAAAATTTGATATAGTAGAAAAAACCACAAAATTATGTTTTGGTGATAGCCACTCTTTTTCAATGTATCAACCAGGATATATGACTAGTCGTAACGACGGATTAACCCTTTATTCTGTATTAAGAGACGGTTTAAAGGATAAAATACTAGAAAAATCTGGAATAAATACTGAAGACTTAACCCATTTAACATTTTACGCAGGTAATATAGATATTAGACACCACTTATGTAGAAGAGAAGACTATTCTAAAGCTACTGAGGTTATGGTATTATATTTGGCAGATCAAATAAATTGTTTAAATATAAAAAATGTAGAATTAGTGCATGCTCTACCAATTGAAGATGAAAGTAGAAAATTACCTAAAACAGGATATTATAAAGATACTCCATTTTACGGAACATGGGAACAAAGATCAGAAGTTGTAAAAACATTTAATAAAACTATAGATACTGTTTGTGAACTATATGGTTGGACAGCTAAATCATGGCCGTCTAATATATTAAATGATAAAAAACAATTATCGTTTGACGCAATGGAAAAACCTAAAAGTGTTCACTTAAGCAGAGAATATTATAGATGGGATATGGAAAATAATTGCGAAAATAAATACCACAAAAGTGTAGTTTTTTCGTTCTAACTTAGTATTTATATTGGGGAAAATAAAAGTGAAATAATTTTTCCGATTAAAAAAAATTTATTATATTATATAAAATAACAATTAAAGAGGAATCAAAATGGCAAAAAATAGTAAAATTAAAGTAGGAATCATAGGAACAGGAAACTGTGCAAAGTCGCTTGTAGAAGGCGTACAATATTATGCTGAAAATATTAAAGCAGAAACAGGAGTAATGAAAACAGATATTGGAGGTTATTTAGCAGGAGATGTTGAATTTGTAGTAGGGTTTGATATTGACGAACGTAAAACTGGTTTACCATTAGGTGAAGCATTACAACAACGACCAAACTGTGCATGGAATATTGTAGATAATATTGAATCTAAAGCACCAGTATTTGAAGCACCTGTTATCGATGGTTATGCTGGTTTAATGGATAATTATCCTGAAGAAAATAGATTCTTAGTTTCTGAAAAGCTAAGAAATTCTACAGATATGAATAGAGTATCTTGGACCAATAAATTAGAAAGAAAATGGAAAGATACCATAATTAAAGAATTAAAATCAAAAAAAGTAGAAGTACTTGTTAACTATTTACCCGTTGGTTCACAAAAAACTACAGAATTTTGGGCTGAAATTTGTTTAGAAACTGGAATTTCTTTTGTAAATTGTATCCCAGTATTTATTGCATCTGACCCAGCTTGGGAACAAAGATTTATTGATGCTGGTATACCATTAATTGGAGACGATATGCGTTCTCAATTTGGGGCAAGTATTTTATCTCAGATGCTACAAGAATTAGCATTTGAAAGAGGTCACCATGTAAAAGCACACATCCAAAGAAATGTTGGTGGTAATACTGACTTTTTAAATATGGAAGACAAAACCAGATTAGCTTCAAAAAAGATTTCTAAAGAAAATGTTATTAGAGCTCAAAATGAAATTAGAGGTATTTCTACTGAAGATTCATTCCTCCATGCAGGACCTTCTGAATATATTCATTTTTACGGAGATAATAAAGTTGCAAACTTTAGATTAGAGCTTGAAGGTTTTGGCGGTTCTCCAGTATTGTTTGATGCCCAATTAAGTGTTCAAGACAGTCCAAATTCTGCAGGAGTAGTAATAGATGCAATAAGATACTTAAAAGTTGCAAGAGAATTAGGAGTAGTAGGAGCACTAAGAGGTCCATCTGCTTTTACTCAAAAAACTCCACCAGATCAAATGATGTTTTCAGACGCTGTTTATGAATGTACTGAACTAGCAAACAGAAGGTTAACTGAATCTACTTCAAAACAAATGAATAAATAATTATGAAAGTAAACGGATTTGATATTGATGGAGTAATCCATTTAGGAAATGGAATATGCGGCGTAAGACCAGGCCCAAACGATGTAATAATAACTGGCAGAAGCCATGAAGAAGAGCCAGAAACAAAAGCTTTCTTACACAAACATGGTATAAAAAATGAAGTTTATTTTAATCCTTTACCGTTTAAGGTAAAATCTAGAGAATCTTCTGGTACCCATAAAGCTAGAACTTTACAGTGGTTAAAAGAAGTAAAAACTATAGATGTTCAATTTTTCTTTGAAGACGATGAGGTACAAAAAGCAGAAATAGAAAAAAGCTGGAACGGTAAAGTAATACACGTTTCACACGATTTTACTGAAAAAGAAAATGTAAGACACTTAGAGGATTTGCATGCCTAATATTTTAATACCAGCTGGAAGCACAAAAGACCAATCACTCAGAAATTCTATTGATTGGGATGTACTAAAAGATTATGAGCATTTTGTTAAGATGGTTAATAAACGAACACTATTTCAAAAAGGAATATTAGAGTCATACACTCCAACAGACCCAGCTTTGGGATTAGAAGTAGAATATTTTCACCCTTCAATAACTGCAGATGATAGAATGGTGTACATTATGGAAAATATTGTTACTGTGCCAGGACTAAAATGGCAAAACGTTATTGGTAACACTATTATATCTCACTTTTATGGAGCAAGAGGCGTTCATAATGTTTTAACTGGCATTGATGATGATAAAAAAGCCCATATTGATTTTATTCTACTAGGAAAAGAGCAACAACAGTTTAAAGAAACTGGTGAGGTAGGAGAATACACTAAAAAACTTAGAAAAATTGCAGTTGCAGCTAAAGAAAATAAACAAAAAATATGGGGTACAACTGAACTTCATACAAGCATACAAACTGCCGGTAGAAGATTTGTTAATGAATGGTATCTAGGAAATGCTAGACACGACGACAAAGGAACATGGTCAAATGTTTCAGAATGGATAGCATCTTGGACACATAGACCTTCTGGACATAATCCTAAAAAAACAGTTATGACAGGCATGAGAGAAGCAAAAGACCTTTATGAAGGATTTTTATACTTAACAGGCGAAAATATGATTGGAGACTATTACGGTTACCATTGCTCAACATCAAACTCTGTTAATCCAAAATTAAACTTTAGCCATGATTCAAAGTTCGTAGCTCCAGGTCCAGGAGCATGTGAAACTCTAGAATTAATGTTTCCAGGTTTATCTAAAAAAGAAGTACCTTTAGGTGAAAGGGTTGTTTGGATACGAGAAAACCAAAAAGAAATTTTAGATATACAGTTTCATAAAGAATTGTGGAACTATACAACAGAAAATGGTATTAAAATATTTGAAGATGAGCAAAATGAATTAAAATCATACGGTACTGAAGTAAGTCTTTGCCAGTACTCTGTTTACTGCAGGCTTAAAAATAATCCTCACTTAATAAAAAAGAGGAAAGTTGCTAGAGTTGCTCCAAAAGCAAAACCTCAACTACTATTTGAAAAAACAGAAATGGAAGAGGTATTAGTAGGAGAAACTTGTAAAGTTAAAATGATTAAAGAAGAACCATCTTCTATAATTGTTTCAAAAATAAAAACTGCTAAAACTAAAAAAATAACCTTAAACCAACCAAATATAGATTTAATAAAAAGAATAATGTCTTCATTGGGTAATACTTCCATAAGACACGATCAAGTATTAAAGGTTATTATATCAGAAGGTGGCCACGGATTAAGACTTGACAGCAATTGGAAAGAGAGCTGGGCAATAATGCAAGAAATGGTTAAAGCAAACATGCTAATTAAAACTGGACAATACTACGATCTAAATTGTTAATAACTTTTAACCAAATATTTTTTTATTTCAAATAAATTGTTTATATTACCTATATAAAAATTAAACTATGAGCACATTCAAACTATCAAGAATAACGTCAAAATTTGACAAAGGAATTTATAAAATTTACCAATTTGGCTATGACGAAAACGGAAATTTTACAACTAAGGTTGATAATTTTAAAGATTATTTTTATTATTCTGCAAAACACATTGAAGATATATTAGACATCAAGCAATTTGATTGTAGTGATACTACTATATACAAATCCTTACACGAAGAAGAGGTATATAAAGTTAGTTATACCTCTATAAAAATGAGAAATCAAGTAGGAAAAGATTATCCAGGAAGAATATACGAGTCAGATAAAAGCCCAGAGTTTAATTTTATATTAGATAAAGGATTGGAATGGTCTGATAAAAGAAATATTATGTATTTTGATATTGAAACTTGGTTTGATCCTGAAAATCCAAAAGATAATATGCCTGAAAAAGCAAAACAGCCTATTACTTCAATACAATGCTACGTTCCTCAAGTTGGAAAGTACTTTGTATTTTCTTGGCATCCTGAATATACAAAAGATTACGATGAACCTAAGATAGTTGATGATGGGACTCATGTAATTATGCTTTGCAAAAAAGAAGAAACTGCAATATTAGGTTTTATTAATACATTAAATATGCTAAAAGTAGACGTAATTTCTGGATGGTATTCTGCAGGTTATGACCTTCCATATATAGTAAATAGGTGCAGGGTATTAGGTTTACCATATGAAAATTTATCTCCTATAAAGGATGTCTACATTAGAAAGCGTGGAGAATATTGGAAAGTAAATATCAAAGGACTAGATCATATTGATATGATGGAAGGTGTACAAGATATGGGTTACAATCTACCAAACTATAAACTAGCAACAGCAGTTAAAGAAATTGTTGGTGAAAAAGGGTTAGACAAATTAACAGACGTTACTTGGAAAGATTGGAATACTAATTATAAAGGATTTATAAAGTATGGTATACGTGATGTTGAAATACTTAAAGAAATAAATGATAAAATAAACATTTTTGGCCTATATACAACAATACAAAGTATTGCAAATTTAGATTCTTTAGGTTTAGTTTTTTATAAATCTATGATTGTTGATAACTATATTTTAAAAGAGTTTCACCAAAAACTAATATTCCCAACAAGAAGACATGGAAGAAAACAACAATATGCAGGTGCCATAGTCTTTAATCCAACTGAACCAGGTAAACATGATGACGTAACCGTTATGGATTATACTTCACTTTATCCAACAGCTATGATGGCATTTAATTTAAGTCCAGAAACATTTATAGCATCTGAAAAAGATTGTAAAAAGCTTGGTATAAACATTGAAGAAATAATTGACCAATTAAATAATGATAACATTCCATTTATCGATACTGGCCACGATGATACTCTTTTTGGCGGTAGATACTTATTCTATTCGCAAGAACATAAATTAGGATTATTACCTTATGTATTAAAAAAGCTATTCTTAAAGAGGGTTGAAATAAATAGAGCATTAAAGGCTGGTGAATACACTGGTGATGATGTTGTAGCAATGGAAAAAAGACAATGGGCTTATAAAATTATATTAAACTCTGCTTATGGTGCTATGGGCTTTAATCAGTTTAGATTATACAAGCCAGAAGTAGCAGATGCTATTACATATTTTGCAAGACAGGCTCTTAAATTTGCAGTATTAAAATTTAATGAATATGGACACAAAACTCTTTACGGAGATACGGATTCAATATTTGTAAAATCAGCTGGCAATACTGCAAAACAAATGGAAAGTCAATTAGAAGTATTTAATGAAGCATTAAAGGAAGAATATGTTAAAAAATATAATCCTAAACTTCAAGACGAATACATGCTAATGGATTTAAAATTTGAATATGACATGGAAAAAATATACTTTGGTAATTCAAAGAAAAGATATTATGGAATAGTAAGAGATACTGGATATAAGTATATTAGAGGTATGAATATTATTCGTAAAGATACACCAGAATTTATGAAAGGAGCAATGAACAAAATTGCAGAATTAGCAGTTAGGGATGGTTTAGATATTAGACACCTATTAGCATTAAGAAAAAAAGTAGAATCTGTTGGATATAAAGAAATAGGTATATCAAAATCATTTACTAGAAGATTCAACGAGTATGTAAAAACAATGCCACAACACGTAAAGGCTTCAGTATGGGCAAATGATAGGTTAGAAACTACAATTAAAAATACTGATAATCCATACCTATTTTACATTAAAAGTAACTGTGAAGAAGATACTAAACCCAGAGATAGGCAAACGGCAATATGTCTCAATGAAGAAGACCTAGATTTAATAGGAAAAAGAAAAGATATATTTGAATTAGACTATGAAATATTTTTTAAGAAACAGGTATTAGACCAGCTTAAAGAATTTAATAAAATAGATAATGTTAAAAATATATTAGAAGAATATAACGAAATAATAAAAGAAAAAGCAACAATATAATGTTTTAAAATTATATTTATATTAGTAAATTAAACAGTTATGAATAAAAACAATAATGGAGGTTATGACATGGTAGAACCAATCAGAGGAAAAGTGGCTATTAAACAATTAGATCCGGAAGAAATGACTTCTGGAGGAGTTATCTTACCAGATATTTCACAAGAAGGTATAAGTAGAGGAGTTGTAAAGGCAGTAGGCCCTGCAGCATATAATTTTGGAACGCTAATAGAACCAATGGTAAAGGTTGGAGATATTGTAGCATATCCTAAAAGAGGAGCATATACTGTAGAAATGGAAGAAGGTGACATCTTAATAATCAGTGAAATAGATTTATTTTGTATAATTAAAAGAGGAGAAAATAATGGCTAAAGAGTTAACTTTTGATTCAAGCGCTAGAAAATCGCTAAAAAATGGTGTAGATAAATTATCTAAAGCCGTAGAAACAACACTTGGACCTAGAGGTAGAAATGTTGTAATAGAGAAAGAATATGGAGAATACCACTCTACAAAAGACGGGGTTACTGTTGCAAAATCAATTGAACTTGAAGACGCACTAGAAAATGCAGGTGCTCAAATTGTAAAGGAAGTTTCTCAACAAACAAATGATGAGGCAGGAGATGGAACAACCACTGCAACAGTACTAGCAGCATCTATAATCGATCAAAGTTTTGCAGCAATTGAACAAGGATCTCATCCCATAGAACTAAAGCGAGGAATAGATAAAGCTGTAAAGGATATTGTAAAGTCTTTAAAAAACAGTAGTAAAGAAATTAGTTCTGAGGACGATATTAAAAACGTCGCAACAGTTAGTGCAAATAATGATACAGAGGTTGGTAATTTAATTTCAGAGGCAATTTCAAAGGTTGGTAGAGAAGGAGTTGTTACCGTTGAAGAGTCCCAAACAGGAGATACTAGACTAGAAATGGTTGAAGGTATGCAGTTTGAAAGTAAATACTTATCGCCATATTTTATTACAAATAATACTGATATGAGGGTAGAATTAGAAAATCCTTGGATTTTATTATATGATAAAAAAATTACATCCATTAAAGATATTGTAAAGGTATTAGAGGCAGCGATACAACAAAATAAGCCATTACTTATAGTAGCTGAAGATATAGATGGTGAAGCTTTAGCTGGACTTATTGTAAATAAAATTAGAGGCACGTTAAAGGTTGCAGCTGTAAAAGCACCAGGCTTTGGTGAAAAGAGAAATCAATACTTAGAAGACATTGCAGCTTTAACGGGTGGTACGGTTGTATCTTATCAAAGAGGTATGAGACTTGATAAAATTACCCCGGAAGTTTTCGGCACCGCGGCAACAATCACTATTGATAATAAGAAAACAACTATTGTAGATGGAGCTGGAACAGTTGAGGCAATTGAAGAAAGAATAAATTTAATAAAACACGATATTGATAATTCATCTTCTAATTATGATAAAGAACAAAACCAAGAAAGATTAGCAAAGCTTGCTGGTGGAGTTGCAATTTTAAGAATTGGAGCTCAATCTGAAATAGAAATGAAAGAAAAGAAAGATAGAGTTGAAGATGCCCTTAATGCAACAAGAGCTGCTCTAGATGAAGGAATAGTTTCTGGTGGTGGTATAGCTCTAATGTCATGCTATGAGCCAAATTCTAATTTTGATAATGAGCATCAACAAACCGGAGCAAACATAGTAGCTAAGGCGTGTAGCGCACCTTTTCAAAGAATAATGGAAAATTGTGGACTTAATCCAGAATTAATATGGAGTAAAATAGAAAATGCAGGAGAAAATCAAGGTTTTGACGCTAGAACAGAGAAAGTTGTAAATATGTTTGAAGCTGGAATCATTGACCCTTGTAAGGTAACTAGAACTGCCCTTGAAAAAGCAGCTTCTGTTGCTGGAACACTATTAACTACTGAATGTGTAATAACAAATCTTCCTGGAGAGGAAGGCAAAGAACCTCCAATGGCTGGCGGTGGCTTTGGAATGATGTAAGGAGAAAAATATGGAATCTTTAACAGGAGGAAACGGTAACTTAAAGGAAGAATTAGCTAAAAATCTAGCTGGATTACAATTAAAAGATTTAGACGCTGTAGAATGTGAAAATTGTGGTAATCCAACATTTCAACAGGTTACTTTATTGCGAAAAATATCACCAGTAATGAACCCAACTGGTAAGGCAGGATTTTTACCTATACCTATTTATCAGTGTGCTAAGTGTGGTCATATTAATGAAGAACTAATGCCTAAAACAGATGTCTAAAATAGAAGATTCAGTTTGTAAAAAAATTCTTGATAGGGCAAAAGTTGGCAAAGAAAAATATGGAGTCACAATGGAGCGTGACGATCTAAACTTTACACAGTGGATGACCCATCTACAAGAAGAGCTCATGGACGCAATAGTCTATATAGAAAAAGTTATTAACAATAAAGATTCTGGTGAAAAATAAATTCACCAGAATTTTTTTATGTGGTAAAAAATGATTATATTACCTATATAAAAATTAAACTATATGCAATTAAAAACACCATATGACTATGCAGTTAAAGCAAGAAAGATGGGTAAGAAGACAATTTCTTACTCTCAGATAAGCAAATATACAAATTGCCCTCTTTCTTGGAAACTTGATAAGATAGATAAACATCAAAGATTTGAGCCAAATATGTTTTTAGTATTTGGAACAGCATTTCACGAAACTTTTCAATTATACTTAGATACAATGTATAACGAAACAGCAACAGCGGCCGATAAATTAGACTTAAATAATATATTAAAAGATAAAATGTCAAAAGATTATTCTGAAAGAGTTGCTGAATTAGATGGCCAACACTTTAGTAACCCAGAAGAAATGCAAGATTTTTATTCTGACGGTATTGCAATATTAGACTGGTTTAAAAAGAGAAGAGGCCAATATTTTTCAAAAAAGTATACTGAATTGGTTGGTATTGAGATGCCAATATTTAGTGAAGTAGAATATAATGATAAAGTAATGTTTATGGGCTTTATGGACTTAGTAATGAAAGAACATGACACCATAAAAATTATAGATATTAAAACTTCATTCATGGGTTGGAAAGATAAAAAGAAAAAGAAAGAAGGAAACCAACTTAGACTATATAAAAAATATTTTTCAGAACAGTATGGCACAGATATTAAAAACATAGATGTAGAATATTTTATTGTTAAAAGAAAATTATATGAAAACTGTGATTTTCCACAAAAAAGAATACAAAAATATAATCCTTCTTCAGGAAAACCATCAATAAATAAAGTTGACAAATTACTAAAAGAGTTTGTAGAACACGTGTTTAATAAA